CCGCCGGCGCCGTTCACTTCCATTTCACGCTGTCTGGCGTTGGACAGAACGGCTTCCGACTGCTGTTTGGAACGGGCTTGTGCCGGCGGGTGTTTTTTGACCCATGCTTCGCACATGCGCTCGATGGCGCGTTCTTCCCGCTTCCAGTTCCAGCGCGCGCCGTAGGGGCCGGCAGCCGCTTTGGTCGCGGTCATCACGATATCTACGACCTCGCGCAGCGGCGTGCCGCCGTTCAATAGCGAGGCTGTTACGGCAAGTTGGGTCTGATGAATCGCGCTATCGCCGCCACCCATGTAGGACATGACTTGCAGGCGCCGCTCCACGTCGATCGATGGTTTGAAACCGAGCTGCGCCGCCGCGATCAGAAACGGATTGTCTGTCGGCGTGGCCGACGGCCGCTCCTTGCGGAGGATGACCGGCGATGTCTCGCTCAGCCACTCTTCCAGATCATCCAGTTCATACCGACGGCTGCTATCTAGATGTTCAATGGTGACGGCTGTGTATGCGCCCTGCTTCGTATTGTGCGAACCTGGCATCCGCATGAGGCGGGCGACTTCGCAGACACTGGTGTCCCCGCCGACGGTGTCCGCCAGCAGCCGTAGCGCATCCTCGATCCGGTCGAAATGGTCGCGCTCCATCGCTTCTTTGAACAACCAATAGGCGTGAACCCCGTTGCCGGATTTGACGATGATCGAGGGCGGTAACCGCAACTGGCCCAGCTTGCGGAGCACGTCGGACAGGCTGTCCAGCACATCCTTAAGATCGATGTCGGCATGAAGGAACGCGATCTCTGCCACGTTCTCCTTTAGCCGTTTGGCGCTCTTGAGCGTCCCGACACAGAAGAACAGGCCGCGCTCGGGTTGGTCCCACTTGGCGATGAATTTCGTGATGTCGCTCAGGTCACGCGTGTTGACCATGCGTGGCGCGTGCGGCCCGTCCCGATCGTTGCCAAGCGAACAGACGTGGACCGGCATTTCGGTCGTCGTGCCGAAAACCGCCTTGATAAATTCAATCGTCTGTTCGGTCACGCCCTGCCCCTTAGTCCGTCATCCTGCCATTTACTCCTGCTACGCAATGCTTACTGGCCGTCTTGACTCCACCTGGCGCTGGGCCAAGGTGGTAAAACCCCGGCCGGCGTTGGAGCGCCGGCCGGGTAGCTCGTCTGGTTAGAACCGGGTCGCAGCGGCAGCGCCCTTGCCCGTCGCCTTCTTGGCAGCGGCGGGCGCTGCTTCTTTCGCCGTCTCGTCGTCGTTGGAATTGTCGTTGTCCAATGCCTCGGCAAACTCAGCCTTGGCCGCCCAGCCGACGACTTCGAAAATCGGGAATTTGATCCGGCCATAGGCCTTGTTCGAATGCTGGTATGATCCGACCTTGAGCGCGATGATCGGGAATTCGTCGGGCCGCTGGCGCATCGCCTTTCCATAGGTTTTGCAAAGCTCACCGATGGCGTTGAGGCCACCCCGGCTGCTCGTGGTGAACGTGAAGAGATTGTCTACGTCGTTCTCACCCGGCGTTTTCAGGATCAGGTAATTGGAGAACTGCCACGGATCGCGCTCGCGCCCCTGCTCGTCGGTTTCCCAGCGCGACTTGTCTTCATCGCCCAGTGAACCGCGCTTGGGCGGCTGATAGCCTTCCGAGACGCGCCCCATGATCTGTTCTTCGGGCTTGCTGTCGGCCCACTTGATCCAGCCGACCATCAGTTCGTCCATGTTAGCGACGTACTGTGTGCCCTCTTCCACCTCGTCATTGTTCTCGCCAACGAGGTAATCGCCCTTGGAAAACTTCAGGAGCTTTCCGACAATAGACTTCTGCGAAACCTGATCGCCGTAGTCCTGGAAGTAGTTTCCAGTGACGGCGCCGACAGCGGTACTAGCATTCTGTGTTGCAAGATCGTTCATTGTGTTTTGCTTTCTGCTTGTTGTTCAGGCGGCGGCGGATGCCGGAGCCTGGGTTTCCACACCAGCGGATGCTGGCAGTGAAATGGTGAGCCTGTCGGTCGGTTCGCCAACAGTGCTGAATTGTTCGATGTCTACGCCGGCCGCGATGGCGGCTTGCTGGATGGCCTTGTTGTTGTAGGACTGCCGGCCCTTGACGTGAGACCAGCTAACAATGCCGGGGATCTTCCGAACGCCCTTTTCCCGTAGCCGATCCCTGATCGCCTGCTGCACTGTCCTGAGTTCGGCTTCCGTCGCCTTACCGTCGGCTTCGAGCCGCTTGGCGAGCGCGGCCATGTCGGCCATCTCGGCTGCGAATTGCGGATCGGGTTTGGCCTCTGCTTCTGGCACTGACCGGCGCGTGATGCCGCAAGCCCTCGTGAATGGGCAGTATTCGCAATCATGGCCGCCTGCGATCCAGCCTTCTGGCTTCAATTCGCTGGCGCTGGTCGCCGTCATGATCTGAGCGGCGCGGGCCTTCCCAACCTCGTACACCTGTGGATCAAATGGAATGACGAACTCTTTGATCTCGCTCCAAAAGGACGCATCGGTATAGGACAGGATCGAATGCGTCGGCTTATAGGGCGTCATTTCGCGGATGAGGCCCATTTGAATGTTTGAAAAACGTTCTCAACCTTGGCTTCCGTCAGATTGGTGCGCGGGTCAGCGGTTTTACATTCCGCACAAACCTCTGCGCCGCTGCCTGGCGCAACCTCATTGGGCTGCAATCCGGTCAACAGCCCGTCAGGCGTGGCCGAGAGGAAGCCACTGACAAACGTTTTCTGCTCGGCACCGGCGAATAGAAGCCGGTCGCCATAGGCGGCCCGCATCGCCGGCACCCAGAAGTGATTTTCATAGAACGAGCCACGGACCTTGGCGCCCCAGCCGTCCACATACTCAGGATCGCGTTGGGCCCCATATGTCGGATCGCCCTCGTTCTTGAGCCAGAACACCTTGCGGGCGCATTGGCCCACATCTGATGCGCCGACGGTTTGCGACCGATCAGATGCCCACTGGCGTTCTGTGCTTGCGGCATAGCTGTTTAATGCATGTTTGATCATGCCCCGACTCCTGTCATCTCGCGGCGGATAATCTGAAATGCCGTCGGCGGTTCGGGATCGATGCTGTCATCGAACGGCGCTAGACCTGATCTGACGCGATGGCGAACAATGGCGATGTCAATGATCGACAAAATGTCGAACCGTGTTCCGTAGTCGCAATGCTGGAACCACCGGCATTTTGCCAGATACGACATGAGCCCAGGAGCGCTGTGCATATCCAGCGTATCGAGAAGCTGAAAGAGGCCACCTACCTCATCGCGATATTTGCCTTGCAACAGTGTCTTACGGCGATCCGTCATGGCCTTGTTGAACTGGCGCAATAACTGTTGCCGTTCCTGCTGTTCTTTTTCCTGCGGGCTTGCCACCATCGGAGCATCACGTTCCGACTGCACGACCAACTTGGCGAGCCGTCGCTCAGCAGCGCGATCCTTCGCTTTGCTAAAAGCGTTCTGCTGGCGGTCGGCCACGGCTTCGAACGGGTTAGACATGAGCCACCTCACTGGCGGCACGGCGCGCAGCGCCCTGCGTCAAGACGTTCCACGCTGCGAGATGAGGGATAGCTTCTTCAACGGATCGCGCCATGGCCCAAAGGTGGCCGAGTTCTCGGCATCGCGTTTTGAAACCGTGCTGATGATCAGATAGCTGACCGGTGCGGGTTTTCAGTTCCAGCCACGCCACGCGCCCATGCGGAAGCATGAAGAACATGTCGGCCACGCCGGGCTTTAGCCCTTCGGCTTTCAGTTTCTGTGCAACGCGCTGGTTTCGCAGGCCGCCATTCGGAACGGTTGCCCAGAAGATTTCCGGCCGCGCGTTTTCGGTCAGATACCTGACGAGGCTGCACTGGATATGGTGCTCGGAATCGTCACCCATTCTCAACCTCCCCACCCCAAAGCACCTTCACCCCATCCGCACACAACCGCCCAAGTTGCTGAGACGTGATCTCGACACGCTCCAACGCCTGCCCGCGCGCCATGCCGAGTTCTTCAAACGTCAGATTGAGTATCG